GCCCGACTTATGCCGACCAAAGCGCCGAGGAAGGTCGCGATGCAAGCGCACGTTCCCGTGACTTCAGGGCCATAGGGAAGGCCCCAGATTTTGGAAAGGCCGAAGTACAGTGCCCCGATTGCCGGGACTAATACCTCGCACAAAAAGCGGATAAGGTCGAAAGTTTTGTCTGAAAATTTCATAAGTGCCTCCTTAAATTGACGGATGAAGTGGGTCGTCGATGACCAATTCCGGGTCTGGCGTAATCGTGCCCGGATTCACGGAAAGCGCCTCGGTGATCTCCCCGTCCGGTTTTACGTCCGCAACGAAATACCGCCAGACTTTACTGGCGACCGCTTCGCCGTCTTTAACCGCGCGAATCTGGAAGTATAACGCCCCCGGCTCAAAGGCAAGGGTCTGCTCCTGAGTCAGTGTAACGGACAGGACGCACCCGGTGTCAGTCGGTTCGATCTCAGGCGTCAGAGTCAGCGGGCTTTCTACGTCCTGCCAGAAACAGAAGGTTGCGGTCGCTTCTGTCAGGTCTTCCGGGTATGTCCGTTTGATGGTCGGCGTCGTGCCTCTTCTAATCATAGCTTTCCTTCCTTCCTCAGCTTCTCCACGCGTGACTTCACGTAAGAGTTGCCGCCGTGGGCCAGATAAAACTCGTATTCCTCATGGAACCGTTCAAGCTCTATCTCATCGATAGCTTCGCCCCTCTCCACTTTTGACAGAAACGGCACGAGGTAATTCTTAGCGTTGTCCGTCCCGAACGCGTCGATCTTGTCCTCCAGCGGTTTCAGGATCGTCTTTAATGCCTTTTTGATGAAATGCACGATTGCCCCCACGGAGGCCCCCAGCGCGACCAAAAAGCCGAGCCATGTCTGGATGTCCCCTAATGTGATGTTTTCGACCGACAGCAAGAACATTTTCCGCCTCCTTAATATGCACTTTCTTCAAATTCTTCAGATTCTTCGGAATCCGCTGAATCTTTGGAAGCTTCCTTTTTTTCGTCTTGTAGCGCTTTGTAATAAAGCGCCGTCTGGTCTTTCAGTTCCTGTTCTGCCAAAACATTCACCTTTTCCGATAGATCGCGGATCACGTCCGCGACTATAAAAGCCGGGAGTCCGCAATCATTGATCAGATTCACAAGCCCCTTGCAAAAGTCCGCTTTTTTCAGCGCCAAAGGTTTATCCATTGTTTTTCTCCTCCAGTTCGTTGATTCTTTTTCTTGCATACTTCCGGGCGTTCAAAACGTCCGAGAAGTCCTCTTCAGGCTTTTCGCCTAAAAAGGACAGCTCCGCGATTTTCGTTACAACATAATCACTTTGAGCGAGGAAAGAATGAAGCCAGTCCCGCTCCGGTCTCCCGTATTCTTCCAGCGGCGGAAGGTGGAACTTTGCCGCTAACTCGTTAGGTATCATGCCAGTTCTCCCCATACATAAAGGTCAATGCCGAAGGACGCGCTTCCGCTGACCGCTCTCACGCCCTCATACTCTGCGGATTTCGTTGTGGTGTTCGCCGCCGCTTTTTGTAGCCATACGCTGTTCGTGCCGAACATTGCATAAAACTCACGCGGACGCGACTTGAAGGTGAACGGATAGGCGACCGCTGTTGTTTTAGCGCTAACGTATGAAGACCCCCAAGCGGAGAAGGTTCTCGATGCCGCCGCGACTGAACCAAACAGTTCACACATTCCAGAATTCCACTTCCTATACCACCAACGCCCAGAAGTCCCTTCTTCTGTGATGAAATCGTGGATATAATCAGAAGATCCTAGAGGGTAAATTCTGCCGTTTGTTCCGTCAAGCCGCATCGTCTGCGTACCGCTTGCGTTGTACTGGTAGATGTTGAGCGCAGAGATCTCGGTGCGTTTCGCGTTGTCGGAGCCGTACAAAGTCAGCAAACCGTTATCAGAACTTGATAATCCTGCCGTTACTCGATTGCTCCCGCCGTCATTACGAACGCTCACGCCTGCCGTGCCTATCGTGGCTCTCACCTTGCTCTTGTCGTCAAAAAATGAAGCCGACCCCGGCGTTATGTACGTCGTAATAGCTCCTTCACTGTTGTACAGAGACATCACGCCAGTACCATAAAGGGAAATTCTCGGAGTACCGCTTGTTTCATATAAGCTCAAGGAAGATGCATCATTTGAATTTCCAGAAGAAAGGCGAGCACCGCTCCCTCCGTTTGACCTTCTGAGGAGTAGCGCTGACTCATAATCTCTTGATGTCAAGTCAATCGCCTGGAAAAAGCCGCTCCCAGTGCCACGGTTTACATATAATCCGTTTTTGGTAAAATACGCAGAATACGCGCCATTCGCCGTGTCGTCGGTTCCGGTGTGGACGGACAGCCCCGCAAAGTACGAATCATTAAATGCATAGCACGCAAGAACGCCGCTCCCCGTGCTTGTTGTGGTCGGCCCGTTTGTTCCTAACCGTGCGATACGATTCCCGGCGTAGTCGTAATAACTCACGCCGTCCACGTCAAGCGTTGACCTCTGAATCCAGTTATCCCCGTTTTTGTAGTGGAACACGAAACCGCCAGCCTTGACCGTGCTTCGGTAATTCCCATAGGTCAAAACAATCTGGTCGTATGTTTCGCTCGCTGTCGTGATATTGATCGACCCGTTTGTGATAACGAAGGCCCCCGTCGCAAGATTCCACGAATTTTTTCCCAGCGCGTCCTGAAGGATTCCCGCCCGGATGATGTTCGCGTTAAGCGTCCCGGTCGTTATCACGGAGGCATTTATTGACCCGTCAGGAAGAAGGGCAAGGGTATATGTGCCGTTGTAGCCGTCGGCAGAATGACCGAAGCCGCCGTTGTTCCATCTCCAGACGGACTCCGCGAGGGCGATGTCCGCATTATCAAGGGAGACGATTTCCTGAAGGTTTTCTCCGTTGTAGATGAGGCGGAAAGTCCCCGCGCCGTTCCTGATTGATTCCGTCGCCGCGTCGACCGCTCGTTCGTAGGCAGACTTCGCAGAGGCGTCGATTTTCTCCTGCGTCTCCTGATTGTTCCCGACGATGATCGCGGCAAGGTTCTGTTTCACCCTGCCGATGGTCACGGTCTTGTAGCGCTCTTTTAATCCGTCAAACTCAACCTTGACCACGCGGGAAGTCGCGTCCACGCCAAGGGCCGAGTATTTGACCTTCAGGGTGTCGCCAAGCATTACAGATTCAAGCGCCCGGTTCTCTTCTTCCAACGACTGGAAAGAGACCTTCCACGAGGTCTTCGCCGCCCCCACACTGTTCGCGGCAATGTACTGTTCCGCCCTTGTCCGTAACTGTGCCACTGTGGGCGCGTCGTCGAAGTCCCCGGAAAGGTCAAGGAGAAGCACTCGCCCGGAGACTAAAGCCCCGGAGACGTTGACGTATTTTTCCGGGAGAGTGACCACTGTCCCGCTCTCTTCGTCGTACCAATACGGATAGACGCCCGCATAGGTCGCCTCTATGGTCGCGTCCTGCTCCAGCGCGGTCATATTCTTGCCGTACCTGATCTCCACGCCCCGGTCTGAGCCGAGCCTTGTCTTTAATGTCGCCGTCAGTCCGTTGAAGTCCCACTCACCCCCGTAGACATCTAAGAAGCTCCCGGCCTGTCCGCCAAGGAGCTTCCAAAGGGTTCTCGGTTCTGATAATGTGATTCCGGTTGCTACGGTTCTGTCCGTCTGGATAGTGACCGGGGAGGCCGGTGTGCACTTTGTAGGAAGCACGGTCACGGCCTCAGTTAATGATCCAGCGGAAAACGGCTCAACCACGATCCCGCTCATGTCATACGAGATATGCCGCGCGTAGACCGTGACCACGCCGTTCAGGGGTTTGGTAATTCTGTAAATCCTGAAGGGCTGAGCCGGTGTCAGGTTGTCCGGGATCGCTGTCACAAAATAGTTGATCGCCAGCTCACCATAGTGCTCACCGGTGACGGGGTACTTCATGGAGAACTCATATTCTCCGTTCACTTCATGCGTCACGGTGTACTCGATGCAGTCAGAAAGACCGCCGAGACCGTTGCCGGTGTACGGGTAAGAGGCTGAAAGAATAGGAATCATAGCTCCCACCATCTGGGCGTCATTGTGCACTCGCCCGCGCCTGTCCATGTGACGGTATTAGTCCCCGGAACTAATACCGGGAAGTCCGTCGCCTGAATGATGCTGTTAAGATTCGCCGCGCCTGAATATGCGTTCATTGTCTCGCAGTCGATGAACACCGTCCCGGCGTAGCCGTCCACGAATGTAATGGCCTGACCGTTCACCATGATGACGTCGCCCTCTGCCGGGTTCGTTACCGCGAAGAGCGGGCGGGCGTCGAACAGTGTCGGATTCTCAATGTTGTACGGCTCCGCATAGGTCAGCGTTATCGTCCCCGACCCCCACACGTTATTCTCACCCAATAGTGTTTCTATCTGATGAGCAGATAAGGTGTATTCAATGGGAGAGGCAAGCTCGTAGACAAACTGCACATTTGCCACTGCCGCTTGAAACTCCGCAAGAGTCGAAGTGCTATCGTCCTTTACATTTACGCCGGTGTCTAATGCGCCAGATATTTCGCCGTTAAGCATTGTGCTGTACGGTTTATCAACCGTCTTGTATGCGGATGAAATGATGTTTGTCCTTCCCTGTTTCTTCCCGGCCATGTATGTATAGCCGATTTTGTAAGTCGCGTTATACTGCCATGTGAATTCTGAACCAAGCTTTCCCGCTTGTGTTACCTTCAGTTTCCCGCTCACGAAGTCGAATGTTCCTCCGTAGACTGTTCCCTGATCGGTAAAGGTGACGGAGTAGGTCGTTTTGTCCTCGGCATCGTACTCAGCCGCGACATTCAGTTCCGCTCCAGTATGCCCGGAGATAGGACGAATATTTGTGGGCGAAGGGTCACCACTCCCAGACTGAATAGGTGAGAGTGAGACGGAAGCAGAGGTGATGGTGGATTCTGCAACGGTCTCAAATGTTACGATCTCCCCGGACTCCGTTTGCACGTCGGCCTCTACGGTTTCGGGAGTCTCGCCAACCTTCAGGAACCGCTGAGGCTTGCAGTCGAAGGTCATCTCGAAATTAGCCCCGTCGTTCCTGTTCTCCGGGGAGAACGACTGCACTCCCGTAGGAATGCCAAGTCTGTAATGATCCATGTCGTATGTGTCCTCCAGTCTCGCGTAGACTCTTGACGATCTCAGCCAGTTCCTAACGTTCTGCACCTTATCCATGAAGGCTTTAGGAATAAAGGCCGGGTAGGTGATCTCGATGTTTTTATAGCGATTATTCGAGAGAATAAGATCTCCGTTCCTTCCGGGGATTTCGTACTTGTCGACGTCAAATTCTGCCGCGTCAAAGCTCCCGGAACCGGAGACGAAAACGCCAAGGTCAGACGATCTCGTCCCGTTATACGTCAAGGTGTGAATCTTAGCCAAAAGCGGCCTCCTGTCTTCGGGTAATGTCCCCGAACTCGTCCATTAAAACTTCAGCTAATTCGTGAATATCCTGCCCCGGTGCGCCGTATACGTTGATATTCACGCCGCCGAGGTTATGGTTTGTTGTGTTGTTTGTAAGAGGCTGGACGATTGCCCGCCCTGCGTCCATAGTCAACAGCTCAGGGCCTTTTTCGCCCACGATTGCGTTCCCGGCTTCCAATATGCCGCCCTGCGCCAGATAGGCCAGCTTCCCGATCTGCGGCACGTTAAAGCCGAACCTCTTGCCGCCGATTACAGGCACCCAGTCGGGCACGTCAAAGCCGATGCTGTTGATCCCTCGAATCAGGAAGTTCAGCCCGTCGATCAGAAGGTTTACGAGGCCGATAAGCATATTAAGCGGAGCCTTTGCAATAGCAATCAGACCATCAAAAACGCCCTTGAAAATCTGCTTGACGCCTTCCCACGCGCCCTTCCAGTTGCCCGTGAAAACGTTCTTAACGAATGTAATGATCCCGTTGAACACTGAGCGTATGGCGTTCCACACGTTCTTCACGTTTGCGAGGAATGCGTTCAGGATATTCCCAAAGCTTCCGAATGACTTTGAGAAATCCATGGAGAAGACTTTCTGTAGGAACGTGTCAAAGGCGTTAAAAATGCCCTGAATGGTCGTTATAACGCTTCCCGCGATGCTCTTCAGGCCGTCAAAGGCTCCCTGCCAGTTCCCGGTGAAGATTCCCCGGATGAAGTCAATAACGCCCCGCAAAACGGCGAGAAGGCCGTCCCAGATCCCCTTGAATATCCCGGAGAACAGGTTCATGATATTTCCCAAAAATCCGAACTGTTCACTCCAGTCGGTCGCGAAGATGTTCTGGAGGAAGTCGTCGACATTCTGGAGAATTGCCTTTATTTCCTCGCCCTTCGTTGCTATAAGGGTAACAAGGCCCACGATTGCGGCAATCAGTGCGACCACCGGATTCGCCAGTAAGAACTGAATCGCCGTCGAGACTCCCCCGACGGCTGTCGACACACCTGATATGATCCCCGCAAGAGGTGAAATCGCCGCAATAACAAGGCCGATGGTCACGATGGTGTTCAGCGTGTCGCTGTCAAGAGTCCCGATCCAGTTGACCACCTCCCCGATCTTTCCCACAATCAATTCGATTGTAGGGGCAAGGTTTTCCAAAAGCTCAGCCCCAACTTCGACCATTGTCGCCGTCGTCCGGGCCTTTAATTCGTCGATCTGGTCTCCGGTCGCTGTTAATTTGCCGATGGTGTCTTCCGACAGAATCAGGCCCATTTCCTGAGCCTTTAATCCGTACTCCTGAAGCCCTGCGCCGCCGTCGTCGATAATGGTCGCCAAGGTGTCGGCAGACTTCCCGAATAAGTCCATCGCGGCAAGGTCGCGCTCCGTCTCGTTCCCGATCCCGGAGAGGGCCGCGAGGGAATCATAAAAGACGGATTCAACGTCACGGAAAGTCCCGTCAGCATTTCGGACAGAAACGCCAAGCGCCTCGAACTTCTCCGGCGATCCGTCCATCTGCTTCTTCATCTTCGAGACGGCCCCGGCAAGCTCTTCCGTCGATACGTCCACCATGTCGGACGCATACGCGAACTTCTGGAGCATGTCGGTCGAGAGGCCAGTTCTCGCGGATAATGTCGCGAGGTCGTCCGCTGAGCTTATCGCTCCTTTCCCGGTCGCTAAAAGTCCACCGGCTAAAGCCGCGCCAGAACCGGACAGCACCTTCGTCTTGTCCGCGACGGTCTTCGCCGCCGACGCCACCTTTTCAGATGCGGTCTTTAGCTTCCCCATCGCCTCAGTGACTTTTTCCGTGGTGGTCTGAAGATTCTTGTAATCGTCTTCTGCCTCCTGCGGAGCTTTGGCAAGGTTCATCTTGTCCGCTTCGCTCTGGAGCTTCTTCAGGTCGCCTTCGGTCGCCGCGATTTCTCGCTGGAGGGCCATGTACTGCTCAGAATTTTCATCAATCCCCTGAGCCTTCATGGTCTCCTGCGCCTGTTTTAAGGTGTCGAGCTTGCCCTCGGTCTCGCCTATTGCCTGACCAAGTAACTGCATTTTCTGCCGTAGCAGTTCCGCGTTCTCCGGGTCAAGCTTCAGGAGCTTTTCGACGTCTTTCAGTTGGTTTTGTGTGTTCTTGATCTCCTTGTTGGCATCCTGCAAGGACTTAGTAAGCCCTGAAGTGTCGCCCTGAAGCTCAATCGTGATACCGCGGATTCTATTTCCTGCCATTCATGTCACCCAAAAAACGCCTTTATGTCGTCTTGTGTAGCTTTGACCGGATAATCCTCCCGGTCGTTTGCTTCTTCCGTGAGCATGTCGTAGACCATGCCCATTGTCATACTTTGCAGAGCCTCGTCGGACAATCCAAAATGAGCGCATCTCAGCATGAAGATGGCGCCATTCGGCTCTCTGGTGGTTGCCCTTATTTTTTTCTCGGGATGGAAGTCGTCTTCTGCTCCCGCGTCCACAATTCCATGATCGTCGGCATGGCTGTATAGATTGCGAAAGCGCTGTCGAAGCCCATGAGCCAGTCGTCAAGCTCAGGAATGTCTTTGTCAGCGTGTTTCGCCATCATCCACGCGATCCGCTCAAAAGTGCCGTAGTCCAGGGACTCGATGATCTTCTCTTCGTCCCCGTCTGCGGTCTGGTAGACCTTCTTCAGTTTCGTCACGTCCGCGATCATGTCCCGCCCGAACTTCACCCGGTAAAGCTTAGGTAATAGGGCAGAGCTTGCAAATGTATATTCTTTTCCTTCAATGGTTTCCGTCTTTGTTATCATTGTCCTTCTCCGTTTACCTTCTATGGCCTCTGATTCGCCCGTGGTGGGCTTTTAATCGTTTTGTTGCTCAATCCCTCAAATAAAGGGAAAAGGGCGGGTTTTACGCCGCCCTGTGCTTTAGGTGAACGACGTCAGTACTGCCTCATAGAATGCAGTATAGGTCGCCGTCGGTGTGTCCGCCGTAGTGCGGTACAGCGTTTTCCCGTTCATCACGGAATTTTCCGTAGGATCAATAACCGGCAGAACGGTCAGGTCGCACGAAGACGTCTGCGGTTCCGTCGATTCGTTGGTCGTCGAAGATTCCACGTTCGGGCGGGAAGCGATGCAACGGGGGAAGCAGTAGCGTGTCGGGTTCTGGTCGCCGTCGATTTCGAACAGAAGCGCGAACTCGGCGGGCTTGTCGTCGATGGATTCAAGCAGGAGCTTCCCAGTGCTGGAAAGTGTCTGATTCCATAACGCCTGACGCATGGCGACCGGGAAGTCTGCCATCTCCAGCGTTCCGGTGTAGCCGTTGTTCACGGAAGTCAGCCAGTACTTCGTGTTATCCGCGTAGAAATTCGTCTCCGAACCTTCACGGGAAAGCGAAGCACTGACCGCACCCGGAACATGCACCGGAGCGCCCCAAGTGGGAACGTCTGATTCGTTATAAGTAATCAGTGCATAGTGCACGTTTTTCAGGCCAAAATTGACCTTGTTAGCTTTAGGCATGTTTAAACCTCCAAAGAGTAAATGACTTCATACGCGTCCTCGTCGTCGAGGTGCGTCTCGGTCTTTTCCCAGTAAATATCTGCCGCGTCAAAAGCCGCCTCGACGGCCTCCTCTGCGGCGGGGTCTTTGTCCTTCGTCATAAGTTCGACGGAGAACTGCTTGATGTGGTGATAAACTTTGTTGTCAGCCGCGAAGTTGTCGCTTGCATCCTCAAAGTAGGTGATATAAGGCATCGGCGGAGCCTTCTTTTCGGGAAAGCTCCAGTAAGCAGTGGGATAGACTTTTTCGAGCAGATCGCCTAATTCTTTAACCGTCATCTTCGAGCACCTTCCTCAGCTCTTTTTCGTAAGCCGCTATGACCTGTTCTTCTGCCGGTTTAATGTGAGGAAAGGCTCTCGCCTGTCCCACTGTCCGACCTCCCGAAACAATCGGATGCCCGAACTCCAGCAAATGAGCGAGGCCGGGAAGATCACCCTGATAGATGACCGTCTCGGCCCCGGTTCTGGTCTGTGTAGTTTTCGTCTTCCACCCTTTGTGATATTGTCCATCACCCGGTGAAGTCTGCTTTAAAGTCCGTACAGCGGCCTTTGCGGCTGTCTTCTGAGCCTTCGCGATGTCTTCCGGGAGCATTCCGAAAAACTCGTCCAGCTCCTTCTCGACGGCAGAGGCCAGTTCATCGGCTTTCATCGCCTCGCCTCTTTTCTACGTACAGCTCGATCATGTCATTCTTCGCGAAGTATGTCCGATAAATGGAATAAACCTCGCCGTCGATTTCGAGATTCTGTTCGCCCTTATAGTCAGGCGCAAACATTACGATCCGAAATTCTGGCGAGAATCCGTTCTGACCGCCCGCGAAGAACTCGTTCGCCGTCACGGATGAGAGCTGTCCGAAAACTGCCCGCTTCCTGACGGTCGTCTTCCACTGCTTCAGCTCGTCCTGCCACTGAGTAGCGGTCAGAAGATGGAAAACTATGCTTCTGTCCATGTCGTGTACCCCGTGGCCATGCTCATTTGTGCCTTCTGTTCGTCGTATGATCTTTTCAGCCTGTCGTAGTCTTCAGGTTGTCCGAAGTTCATACGGCAGTAAGTAATGACAGCGCGTCGAACGAGAGGGTCGACCGTGTCATTATTCGCTACACCCGCGATCTTCAAGTCCGCCAGCGCGGCCTCGATAAGGTCGCCCAGCTCAGAGTCGAAGGCCGTTGTGGATATTCTCAAAGCGAGTCTGACCGCGTCCATTATCTCGTTCATATAGTGCCTCCGTTATTTCTTCTTCGTTGTCTTTTTCGGCTGTTCCTTCTCCGCCTGTTCAGCCGATCCGACAGCAATCAGGAAAGCCGCCTCCTCCGGGGAAGCCTCAACGACTTCCCCTGCGAGGTGGCGGATCTTCGCTTCCTTCAGGAGCTTGATTTTCATCATGCGCCGATCTTCGCGAAGTATTTGTTTCCGACGACTTCAATGGCGACGGGCTTGCGGCCAAGCACTCTCACGAGGTCGGAGGTCATGAGGGTTCTGTCGTCGTATTTGTACTGGATTTCATCGCCGTTCGGATAGTTCGCCATGACGCCGTTCAGGTCGCCAATGATCGGCATAGTCGCATTGTCATTGAAAATGACTTCGATGCCCTCAAACGGGTCGAAGGCAAAGCTTGCCGCAAGCGCAAGAGTCTTGTAGTTGGCATACTGTGCAGGCGTCGCGATGATCACAAGGTCGCTTGCTTCGGACGTCAGCAGGGCGCGAGCGTTGATGAAGTCAGAGACCGCGGGAGTCTGGACAGTGAGTTTAGCCACGGCAGGCGCGGTCGCGGTGGCGGTCTGCGGCGCGGCGAGGATAGCGTCGACGACCTTCTTCTCCTCGGCGGCGATGATCTTGCGGCCCAGCTCAGAGTAGATGTAAGCCAGATAGTCTTCGCCGCTCATGGTGTCCAGAGCCTCGTCCGAGATAGAGACCCACTTTTTCAGTGTTTCCGGGACGAGGGTAACAATTCCGAGGAGCAGTTCTTCCTCAGCGACAGGATCGCCGCCTTCGGTGTGTGTGCCAGCGATCGGAGCGCTCAGCTCGAAGCCGACTTTCACGTTCCCTTTGGCGTAGGTCTTCCTGACGCGGCTCATAATGCGGGAAGCACGGAGCTGGTCAGCGATGATGCCCTCGACAAACACGGGCACCGGCACGGAACCGGAGACGTTCTCGGTCAGCAGGGCACGGCACTCTTTGTCGTTGCCGGTTTTAACGTACTTTGCGAACGCCTCAACATAATCGGCGCTCTTTCTCACTTCCATGTTGGTCATGGTTTCTCTTTCCTCCATAGGTTTTTCGATGGTTTTTCCTTTTCCGCCAAGAACGGCGGCCATGTCAGCTTTTCTCCGTTCGATTTCAGCACGGAGCTGTGCGACTCTTTCCTCGATGATGTCTTTTTCCGCCTCAATGGCGTCGAGGCCGGCAGAGTCAGCCGTCTTGATCTCTTCACGGATTTCAGCCTTCCGGGCTTCGATTCCGTCAAGGTCAAGTTCCATGATTTCTTCTCTGGTCATTTCGTCCAGTCCTCCAAAAGCATTTTTCTGCGTCTAAGCTCCAGCGCTTCAAGTCGCTCCGCTTTCACTCGCTCGATCACTCCGTCGGCAAGGTTTCGCGCTGAGATTTCTGTCGCATCATTCGCGGGCAGGGAGACCGCCGAAACGTCGTAGACCTTCCGCACGGAATGGATGATTCTGGTCTCTAACTGTCTCCCGTCTGGAGCCGTTTCAGACTTCCATTCATCCCTTTCCCTGTTCACGGTAAAGCCCCACGACATTTTCGTGGTGTAGCCGCCCTTTATCTCTTCGAAAAGTCCACGGCCTATGGACGTTCCGCCAAGATCGGCACTCATTGCCAGACCGTGGGCGTCTGGCCCGACGGTCAAGGTGTTGTTCGAAGTCCGGGCGAATACCCTTCCCTCGTGGTCGTACTGCATGATGACGTCCGACATGTCTGCATCTCTCAGGGCGTCATGGTCGATGATCTCCCGGAAAATCAGATCCTTGTCTTCGTAAAGGACATACGGATCGTCGAAAGTGGTAGCGTACCCGGAGACCTTGTATTCTTCTCCTTCGACCGCCGCCATTGTCATGCTTCTGTATTCTCTGTCACTCTTCACCGGCATTTTCTTCTTCCTCCTGTTCCGATTCTTCGACCAGTTCTTCCACTGTCACGACGGTCTCGTCGTTTATCGTGGTTAATGCGTCAGCGTTTTTGAACTCGCCCCTTATTGCCCGGACGTCGCCGTTCGGAACCGGTGCGAAGTTGAACAGCGCTCTCGCCTCGTTAATCGTCATAACGCCACGGTCGAGAAGCTGTTGCGCCATTCCGACCTTCGCGCTGGTACTCATGTACTGGAGCCGATTCGACGACGCGAAGAACTTCGCACCGTTCGACCTCTCCCGCAGTGAGAACATGGCCCGCGTCAGTGCTTCGGAAATCTGGATCGCAAACGGCTCAACACAGCCATTAAAAAAGGCGTCCAGCTCGTCGCCGTTCGCCGCGTTCTGCATGACATTCTCATTGACGCCGAAGTAGTCGTAGACGTTTTTCTGAATTCGCTCCATCTGCTCCGCATCCAGTGTGTACTGGGCCTGTTTTATCTGCTGGACGTTCCTGTAGGTGTTCGGGAACAGGATGAATCCGTCGTTCTCGGCATCCCTCGCGAGGTTCTTCTTCGCGAATCTCTTCCTCTCCAGCTCCAGATCATCCGGGTCGGTGAAGTTATCGGCCTGAGCCATGAAGTTCCACGCGCCTGAATTTTTCACGGCCTCGTTAATGCCCTGCCGATTATAGTCCAGCAGTTCAATGGTCGGATGCATGGCCTTGTTGTCTTCCCCGAAGAAGTCGTGCTTATACTGGTACTTCGTCAGGATCGCGCAAAGCCTCAGCTCTACCGCAGCCTCTTCACCACTCCAGAACTTGTACCGAATCCACGGCTCTTTGTTGTATTCCACGATTTCGCACCGGTGCGGAAGGACGGGATAATAGCCCGTCACCATCATGTCCGCGTCGAATACCGGCACAAAAATGCACGTATTTTTCACGTCAAGGATCGTCGAGGCCCGATAGAAGAACTGGCTCCACGTCTGCCACTCGTTCGGCGCGTGTTTCATCTTGTTGATGAGTGATGGTCTCGCGCTCCCGTAGAAAAGCGGCTCCAGTTTGGAGATGTGTCTTGCCCTCGCGTCAATCGCCGCCCGGACTAATTCGCTCTCGTAAATCTGCCCGCCCCATGAATGGAAGACGGGCCGGTAGCCGTTCAGCTCCGTGAAAACGGTGTACTTCTGGAGCACCTTTTCCGACTCGCGGTCTTTCTTGAAAATTTTGTCAAAAAAGGACATTTACTTTCCCTCATTCCTGAGACGGTTTCCCAATGTCTCATAGTGCTTTTGCCTGACGGTCATCGCGTCAAGCAGAGCCGCCGTTCCGTCGATGTGATCCATTGGGGAAATCTTCACAAGCTTCCCCCGGCCTCTTTCGACCGACATCTTCACGGCAGAATTTAAAAGATGCACCTTCAGGAGATCATTGTCCCCGATGTGCATCTTGCCGTCTTTCAATATGCCTTCTGTTTCCTGAATGACGCCCCAGAGGTTGTCCCCCTGATATACGTCGTCGGATTTGAAGCCGCTTCCCTCCAAGTCCTTGATGAGATATTGCGCGGAGTAGCGGTCATACCCGACCATTAGCGGGTAGATCTTATACTTCTTGACCATATCGACGCACCAATTAAAGCAGTCGTGATAGTCGACGAAGTTTTCCCCGGATAGACTGAGAAGCCCCCTCTGCAAATAGATCTGATACGGAAGCCCGTCCCTTTGCGTCGCCTCCTCGATTCTCGCGGTAGGAAGCCAGAAGTGAGCGAAGACATACAGCTCTCCGCTTTTCTCAATCAGCAAGACTGCCGCCGTCAAGTCGGTCGTCTGGGAAAGGTCGATCCCGATGACCGCGTAATGCTTCGCGAAGTCTTCAAGCTTCAGCGGTTTCCCGCAAGCCTTCTCCACGACGTTCGCCGGGAGCCACGCCATACTGCTGTTCTGTTTCAGGTTGCAGTATTTTGTGATGAACTCGGCCTTTTTACTGAGCGATCCTTCCGCCACGGCAATCTCTTCGAGAAGGTAGTCCACGGAGACGGAGACGCCGAGGTTCGGGTTCGACTTCCTCAGCTCGTTAATGTCGTTCCACTTCTCGATGTCGTCGATCATGTAAAGGACGGGCAGTAGGCGGGACTCCTTCGAATCGCCAAGAAGGAACCGGGTCGACCTCTTCAGGATTTCGTCATAGATGCCGTCGTTCTGGTAGCCCGAAGTCGAACAGGACAGAAGAAGCGGCTCCGGTCTTGCGCCCATGCCGCTTTTAAGGACTTCATACTGTTTAAGGCCCTTGTCGCCTTCCCACGCGGCGATCTCGTCGCAGATGCACATGGACGGGTTGAAGCCGTCAGACCGTTTCGCGGCAAAGGCGATCTTCTTGACCGTGCTGTTCGTCGCCGGGATATACAAATCCGTCTGCCGGTGTCTTTCCATGTCGGAGTCGTCGTTCAGTTTCTTCTTGTGGACGTCCTTCTCCTTTGACAGCCGGTTCTTCTCCTGCCATTCCGGGTCGAGCTGAGTCATCACCCAGATGTTGTTATAGATGATCTCGGCCTGTTCCAGTTTCGGCGCGGTCGTGAACACCTTCGTGCCGAATCCGTCAGTCACCCAGATATACCGGGCAATAGCGGCCGCAAATAACGACTTGCCGTTCTTCCTCGCGACGATGAGAACGATCTCCCGGAACTGTCGGTTCCCGCTTTCGTCCACGATCCCGAACATGCAGGACAGGAGCGCCTTCTGCCATAGCTCCAAAATAAAAGGCCCCGGTGCAAGTGGGCCTTCAGTGTGGAAGCAGTGCGTCTCTATCCACTCGATAGCGTTGTTGGCCTTCTTTGCGTCGTAAAAGAACCGCTTTTTCTCCAGTCCATTGACGATATATTCATACAACAGGCGCACCCAGCGGCCCACAACGACGGAGCCGTCTTTAATGTCCTGATAGTATGCGTAAATATAGCTTTCTCCTTGCATTTCGCCCCGCCTTCTCCTTTGTCTGGGCTTTTCGCTGTCGCTGTGTGCTAAAGAAGCCA